GTGACAGCTCCTTTTGGGTTTTGGTTTCATCACCTATAGTCTATCAGACTATACCCGGAGCTGTCACTTTCAATTTCCACGGAGTTTGGGACAAATTCATTTAATTTTGTCCCCTGTTTGTCCCCTCATAATCATAAATAATAATGGAAAACCATGAAAGAATAGCAATGTTAATTAAATGAAAAAGGCTCACAAACGGCTTAGATAAACCATTTGTGAGCCTTTTCGCTTGGTCCGAGTGGCGGGAGTTGAACCCACGGCCTCTTGAACCCCATTCAAGGGATAAAATTTATAGATGGCGCAGGTAGGCTACTAATTTGATAATTTGTTGCCAATGTGTTGCCATTAAACCTGTTTTTACTCACCGCTCTTGATAACTTTGCACCTTTTTACAGCGATAATACCGCATTTTTGAGCCTTTCGATGTCGACGTGAATATATGTTTTTAAGTCTACTTCGGGGTCGTCATGCCCCATTAATTCCATGATTTCTTTTTGGCTTACTCCTGCGGCATGTAACAGACTGGCGAAAGTGTGCCGACACTCGTGCGGGTCTAATTCTCGCACACCTTCGATCTGCTCCAGAGCCGGAGCAAAACAATTTTCTCTAAAATATTTTGAGGTATATTTTTTACCATCCTGCTTGCAGATAATTCTATCGCCTTTTTTATTAAGCCACGCCATCAGAAACGGCTTTATTTTGGGGTGTACTGGTATGACCCTATTCTTTCCTGATTCGCTCTTTATACCGCCTGTGAGCGCGTCCTGCTCGGTGTTGTAGCTGAATTGTGTGAGGCTTAGAAACTCTGTGATGCGGAATCCGGTATAACACATCATCAGAACACAATCGGCGAACGGTATACCATCTTTTGCGGCTTGCTCGATTAATTTCGTCTCGATGTCGGTAAATGCCGTTTTTATACTTCTTGTTGCTTTGGGCAATTTTATAAACGAGCCATAGTTTTTATCAATAATATCATTTTGCATAGCATAAGTCGATAACATGACCGCGACGGTTTTTATTTTTTCGAGAGTTGAGCGACTTTTATCTATTCCGGCGGCGTCAATGATCGCCTGATACTGCCCAGCGCGAATTTCCCTGAACGTTTCGCCCTGAAGCGGAACAAGGTATTTCCATCCGGCCTTATAATTATTGATCGTGTCGTGCGACAGGTCATCAGTATATTTTATTTTATTCCACTCGTCATAAAGTTGTTTGAGCGTGATGGAGGCTTTGGGCGGCAGGGGCTTCACTTGATTTTGCATAAGGGCAGTTTCGGCTTCATCATGAGAAGCAAAATACCCAATGATTATGCGCTTGCCTGTTTTTTTATCGAACGCTCGCGCTAAATACGGTCTGCGGCGATCCTTACCGAGATATGAAACGGAACCGGTTCCGTTTGCTCTGCGGAGGCGCCTTTTCTTTGGCATGATATCACCGTCCTTTAGTTTTGCCCCCGCTGGGATGGTGGAGGGGCTGTTTTTATTCGGCACATTTCTTAACGGCTTGAATCAATTTATCTTTATAATTATAAAGATCATTGAGACTATCAATATAATATCGGACACCGTTCGGATTATCAATATCAGGAATTATAATACTCTTTTTTTGGGCGTCTAAAAACATGCGGCATATCCATTTACGAGTATTATTGTTATATAGCACCCCAAAATAAGATTCAGTATCCTTAGAAGTAATCATGTTTAGGTCTATAGCTCCAAAAAGAAGCGATTTTATTATAGCGAAACCTTCGAGTTCTGTTACAGTGGTTTTAATTTTAATTTCACTTTCAACTTGCAAAGGAGTGGTTGCGGCAGCTTCGCCAACAGGCGCCGTGTTTTTTTGAGCGGTAGTTTTCATGGCATTTTGAAATTTTTCATTGAGAATATTATTTACCCATTGGGTAAGCGCACGTTTTGTAATATCTTTAAATTTTTCAATAATAGGTTTTGTACGTTTGCCGTTATAAACCTCAGATAATATGTAACCAATAAAATCATCACTCGGAGAACTGAGCTGCTGCGTCAAAGCTTGTTTAATTGCATTAGAGTATTTTAAATCAGAGGCAGAAGAAAAAATAGCATCAACATCAAAATTTAATTTTTGGAATTTTTTTAACTCTGGAACTAATTCATCTTTTATGTTTAAAATATTGAATTCCATAAAAGGAACTAAGTCCATTTTATTTGATTCGTCAAGATCTGTATAAAACCGATAAATAAGGCCGTTTGTCAAAATTGCAAATTTAGCCGCGCTTGTGCCAAAATATCTAAATAATTGTGAATCATGAGGTTCAAGCGGCCCGCCACACCATTTAGCTTCAATAAGTATTGTTGGTTTTTCATCCTTTAAAATTGCATAGTCAACCTTTTCTCCCTTTTTTATGCCTACGTCAGCAACATACTCGGGAGTGAACTCCATAGGATTGAAAATATCGTATCCCAGAGCTTGAAAAAACGGAAGGATAAGAGATGTCTTCGTCGCTTCCTCGGTGTTGATCTTGTCTTTGAGTTGCTCAGTTCTAACAGCCAATTGTTTTAATTCATCAATAAAATCCATTTTGGCACATCCTTCTATATATTACCCTTTCGGGGGTATGCTCACTATTTTCCCACCGTCTGCAATCGCCGACATGGTTCTTATAATCCTGCGCGGAATATCGCTTGATATATTTCTGCCAATCCAGCAGACTTTTTTAAAATCGGGGTCGGCGTTGTTAGCCGCTTCCAATAATTCAACTGGCAGGCAGCTTTCAAAATCCCCGTTCTGGGCGTGTTCAATCTCATGTTTTAATGTTTGCTTTTTCATCAAGTCGGGCATGTCCTCATTTATGTAAATATTAAAAATATCATCCGAATCGACCTTTATAAAGCCATGATAGTCTGTGGGCATTTTAATTTCGCGTACTATTGCATCAATCATCATAATCTTTTTCCCCGAATAGCGCATCCATAATTTTATTCATTTGTTTGAGTTGCTCTAATGTGGCCTTAGATGATTTACTTGCTAATACCTTGCGCTCTTCAAGGAGTTGGCGAGCAGCAGGGTCTATGGCGAAGTTGTTGTTAAATGAAGTATCAAAATCATCTATTGAACATTCCAACACTCGAGCAAGGGCAGCTAAAGTTTCTAATTGAGGATTTTTTGACTGTCCGTTTAGTATCTTATTAAGTGTTCCGATGGGCACACCTGAAAGCTTTGCAAGTTCTTCGCTTGTAAGCCCTTTTTGCTTTTTTAAAATGTTTATTAAATCTAATCCCATTAATATCACCATCCATAAATATACTATAAATCCTTTGTTTCCGATTGTCAATAAAATATTAGGAATAAATAACCGCATTCGGTAAAATATCTTTTAAAAGTCCTTGACATTAACCGAATACGGTATTATTATATGGATATGGTAACCGAATACGGTTAGAGAAAGGCGGTGAATATATGTTCAAAAATCTTGCGGCTGAAATGGCGCGCCATGGATTAGCGGTCAAGGATATATGCGATTGTTTAGGAGTTAGCGAAAAGACCGCGAGAAACTATCTCAATGGCGCAACAAAGATTTCATGGTTTGATGTGTTGAAGATACGGAATACTTTGTTCTCAAATCTTGAAATTAGTTATCTTTTCGCGATAGATTCTGGTTTCATCTACTCCACACCACGAACGCCCGCATCCCCCACCAGCGTCTAACCATACATAGCACGAAACAAGAAAGGAGGCGAGCAGTCGGTGTCGGAAATATTAATCAAGGCCGAAGAGGTCGCGAAAATTATGGGTCTTGATATTCCCACGATTAGAGAGTGGACAAAAGACCCTAATTGCCCGTTCGGCCACGCAATCTGGCTTAAAAATTCATGGCGCTACATTATCGTTCGGGCAAGATTTGAAGCCTATATGGTAGCTCAGGATTTAAAACCCGATACCCGCGACACGGCCTGACCATACATTGGGACGGAATAAGAAGGAGGTGAAAAAGAATGTTTAACAATAAACGCATCGAAGACCTTGAAAAAAGAGTGGCCACGCTGGAAGAAACAGCGCAGCCGAAAGAAAAATTTGTACCAACAGGTTGCACCGATGGAGTTGTAACTGTTGGAACCGGGTTGAATGTTGAATGTGGGTCTAAAGGTGATTGCTAAGCCAATCCGAAACTTCCTTTTCCAACAGCCAATGCGATTCTCCAATTTTAGAAACAAGTAGATAATCGTTTTCGTCCATTTTGGCATGAACAATTTTATAAATCTGCTCTGCACTTAAATCAGATTCAACCACCCATGTGGATTCAAGGCAATGCGCCCATGCACCAATCAATTTAATTGCGCCATATACTTCTTCGTAACTTCTGCCGGGCTTTTTGAGATCGTAACTTATTGAATAAATCATACGTATTCCTCCTTTCGCCACAATATTAGAAAGAGACTTTCGCCGAATTTACGGAGTGCAGACCACATATTACTACGCGGCAGGGCGACCATTCACCTCTGGATTTATTTTTATGGATGTAATGCCTTTGAATGCGTTGCCAAATGTTTCAGAAATTTTGTCTAACCCCTCAAATGAAGAATAAAGACCTTTGCCTATTGTTTTACTCATATCACTCATATTACTAATTCCATTAATCCAATTTGTTACTCCGCATTTCTGCGTGGCCTAATCGTTTCCGTCAAGCTCTTTACGTCACCGCAAAGTTCAGACTGTGCCTTCAACCGCCGCGAACGGTTGCTCCGTGTCCAGTCGTTACACCTTCCCCTAAGGGCTTGGCTCGGCGTTATCTCTTTCGCCCACAATATTACATTTTATGGGCGAAAAAGACAAGAAAAAACAACCATGTGCGACGAGTAGAAAGGAAGTGAACCGCTTGATCACCCCACTTGATTTCAAAGAGGCCGCCGCGGCCATACCCTGCTCGGAGCGGACGCTTCGGCGGCTACATAAGCAAGGCAAGCTCGAAGGATTATATTATCTTGTTGGCAATCGCATCTATTTTATCCAGGACGAACTTGATAAGTGGCAGCGCAACGGGGGAACGGCAGCAATGCAAAATAAAAGCTGAAATATCGGAGGGGATGTAATGCGACATATAAAGAGAGTCGCGGTACTTACGGCAATTACAGTATTTCTACTTATAATCGGTCCGCTTCCGGCAAAAGCGGACAAGCCAGCGCAGGTTTACACAATAATCGTCCAATGCTCAGCAGATCAGCGCAGCGGGGTGCAAACCGCATTGATAGATTTAGGCACATTTACGGTCACGGCATACTCCGCTACATATGAGGATTGCGGAAAAACGGACGGCATAACCAAAAGCGGAGTTAAAGCGGTTGAGGGTATAACGATCGCGGCCGACTGGTCGGTGCTGCCGGAAGGGACAGAGGTGCAAATAGACGGGGTTGAAGGCACCCGAGTAGTGCAGGATATCGGTGGCAAAATCAAAGGCAAACATATTGATATTTTTATGAACGACCATCAATCGGCGTTAAATTTCGGAAAACAGGAGCTAAAGGTATGGATAATTTCGCAAAATCCAGAAAAATGAAAACCTTTGTCTGTGAGGAATGTGGAAAGCCTTTCACGGCTCGTGCTGACCATGAACAGAGGTTTTGCTCACGGCAATGTGTTGGGATGCATAAGAGTAGAACGGAAACTCAGTATTCCATTTGCCCGACTTGTGGGAAAAGTTTCGCTAAAAAGAAGTTAACCTCTAAGTATTGTAGCGTTATCAACGGCGATAAGCGCGACAATCGACCGGAAAATCTTATGATTATGTCGAGGAAAGAACATGCGAGATTGCACGCGAGCAAATAACACCCACGCCGCGGCGGTACAGTTCGGCAAGCAGAGGTTAGAAATTTATGTAAAGGAGGAATAAAAAAGTGATGTCAGCTTGCGAAATTTACCATCAGGGCAATACCGGCGAGACTTTTTTCAATGGCATAGAGCGGCGTTTAACGGCCACATTCACCGCGTAGCCCGAAGAGCCCGACAAGGACGATTTTCCGGAGTGCCCCGATAAATTTGAACCTGACGACCCTACAGATTACCCGCACTTAACCTCTGATAATAGCCGTTACATTTCGGGACGATCGGTTCGAGTAACAATTCGGGAATTAAAAGAGCAACTAAATAAGGTTCAGGTCAGCCGGAGAGTGGTTGAAGTGATGGGGCTGCACAGGCCTGACGCATTAAACGGCTACATAAAGCGTGAGGCCGAGATCGCGGCTGCGCTTGGTGAATTGGAGGGATAAACACGTACATATCATTTACCGACATTGCGGCCGAAATCAAAAAGCCACTTGACTACAAGATAGACAAAGCCATTGAAGCAATAGCCGCCGGATTTGCAGTATCAACGCATAATACAGCCATTGCGTTTAGCGGTGGTAAAGACAGCACCGTTTTGTGGCATTTAATTCGTACATATTTTCCCGAAAGAACGCCTGAAATCATCTTTGGAAATACTGGCGTTGAATACCCTGAAAGTTTAAAATTTGCCCGTCAACTCGGGAAAAAATGGGGCGGTGAACACTTTTACGAAACACAACTTAGCCGCACCGAAGAAAATGGTTTAAAATATCAGGCTCAGCGTGAAGTGCTGGAATGGCTCATTAAAGAGGGCAGGCTTTCAGAGGTGCTAAAAGATGATGGCAAGCTTAAAAATACCCACTCTTTTGAACAAAAGGCAACTCATGAGATGTGGGAGGACTTTAAAAAACGGAATCTTGTTTGGCCTGCTGGGACAATAATGTCTTATTGGTGGTGCGCAGATCAGTACGGTTTCCCGATTTTAGGCAAGGCGGCCTCAAAGCTTGACGCAAGGAGAATCAATATTGACTGTTTTTTAAAATTTTCTGAAAGCGCAAGCAATAAAGAAGAGCTCCTGAAATATTATGACATCTTGAGAGAGTGCAAATTTTCGCAGCACTGTTGCAAGCTCATTAAAAAGGAACCTTCCGAAAAATTGCAGGTGGAACTTGATGTCGATGTGATATTCAAAGGCTTAATGGCATCAGAAAGCCGGACGAGGAAAATCAATTTTGCAACGCGAGGATATTTATTTAAATCTCATAGGCCGCATCTCGGAGAAGACCCTTTTTACCATTGCAATCCATTACAGATTTGGACGGATGATGATATTTGGGAGTACATACACACTTTTGATGTGCCATATTCGGAAGTATACAACGTGGCTTACACGGACAATAAAGGAATAGAACACAAAATGCAACGCAATGGCTGCATGGGTTGTGCAACAGACATCTTATATAAAAACAATCATCAGCAAATGTTACGCCATACGCACCATTCGCAGTGGAAAGCGCTCATGGACTACGGCATGGCAGAAGAATTGAGAAAACTCTATAAAACGCGAAGCAAGGGAATTCCCACTATTTTAGATGTGTTTGACAGCACGGATGCACTTCTCGAAAACCGCCAGTGCGCATTTGACGACATGGATAGTTTGATTGACGCCGAAGACGTGAAAGAAGAATACGACCCGGAAGAATAGGAGAATCACTTATGCACACCATATACGATCTGATTATCTATCTAATGTTTATCTCAATTTGGATAGGCTGCGCTGCTCTGATATTCAGATGCTTGTTGCAGATCCGTTCGCTCCGGAAGGGGCTGATTAAGCTTGAACGCAAGATGCTCAGTTTGCCGAAAAGGCTGGAACATAAGCATTAAGGCCAGGATCCCGCGCAAAGGTTACATATGCCCATATTGCACGAAAAGGCCGCGCAATATCAGAATAAATACATAGCGCAGCCGTGGGCTGCGCGCAGCTCCTAAATAAAAATCATGGCTGTTTGGCAGTTGCAACTGTGATTTTGGGGCCGCGCGGAACCCACGGAAAAAGAACAGGGGGAGGAGGACATAATATGAATAAATCTATGAAATGCGGCGGGCGCCTTACCCATCTTGTTTTTAAACTATCTGATATTGAACTGCTACCTCTGAAACTTCAGAATGCGATTAACGAGGCCAACCATTGGATTGGCAATATGCGTGTATTACAAGGGCGCAATTCAAAATCTGAATACATAGTTGTAAATATTGATGAAGAATACGCGCCCGAGTTAATTGACGTTCTTAAACGCCACAACGCGTGGGGATGATACCAAGCATAAGTTTACCCCTGTAGTGATTTTTTTACAAATTCGCAGGACCAGTCAATTATAAATTGTCTAAACGACAAGGCAGCAGAAGTTCCGAACTTTTTCATATACTTTTTTGCTTTTTGTAATGCAGCATTGGTCTTAGGAGTTTCTGAAATCAGATCGGGGATTACAGACTTAAAATCTTCCTTTTCGGAAGGATTTAATTTCTTATCTAAATCGATAATTTGTATTGCATCTTCAATATTATTGTTTGTCCACGGAAATAGCTTTCCGCTATTTAAGAAATCTATGTTTTCACAATGCGGGCATGGTGGCAAAGTATCAACATCATTATCAAGAAGAATAACTGTCCAGCATTTTATGCATTTGTAATAACCCTTGCCCGGCTTCTCTCCAGTTGTTGGCATACAATCGCCTCCTTCCGACACCATATTACACCATAAGGCTAAATATTACAAGTGAAAATGAGATAGCAACCTTGGGCTTGACTTACCGTGAAAGGATGGGTGGGACCAATGTAACAGTTACGCAGCCGCGGGCTGCGCTCGGCTCCGAGAAAGGATAGAAGTCGGACACTTATATCCAATCGCCAGTAGAGAGTGAGTGGCAAATAGATATGGACAGGCTATATCGGCCTCCGTTGAAAGTCCTACCACTCCCGCTGAGAATTATTCGGGGCCGAGCGAAACTCACGGAAATACGTTTTGCAGTCAACTGCAAAGGGAGGGTTGATCATGGTTTGCGAGCAGCCTTATTGGAAGATATACGGCCTAAACCCACCGACATTAAAAAGCGGCTTTCCACGAGTGAGCATTCGGTTTAACGAAGGCGGGGACGGATGGCTCAGCATCGATTACACGGAATTTTGTTGCCGCTTACAGCGCCTCAAGCGTGATGTGGGTGCGGAATCGGATTATTTAAACGAAGGGTATGAAATTCGGCTTGGCTATGGCAGCTGCATCCTCACTGAGATTGCTGAGCAGATGGAAGTGAAACAATATAAAAAACGTGATCGATCTCGAGATAAAGAAATTGAAATCATACCAGATGAGAATAAGCCGAGACAAACATCACTCTTTTAATCAATATAGTGGCTGCAAAGCCTTTAAATAAAAGGGGGTAGAAACAGACGAAATGAGGGACACGCAATGATATGGGGAATAGCCACAATAACCATAATGATGGATCACCACGGGATTGTCGCGAGCACCGGCAGCAATATAAACATTGAGCGATGCCCTGAAGCAGTCAAGGAGATTATCAAGCAAACTGAAGAATGCCTGAGTGGCCAACTGTCGAAATATAGCGCTCCGGCGTATGAACGAGTCATAGCAGAGGAAACAAGGAATAGGAAAGACGGAGGAGCAATTAAGCATGAAAATTAAGTCTATAGCTTCAATCTGCGCAAAAAGTAAGCGCATTTTCATTTACGACAAAAAGTTGAGCGACGGAGGAATTGATGTGCAGTGGATCGGTGACGGTGCTGTCATGTATCCAGCGTTTGAGTTACCGAACCTTGAGGAGGAAAGCATATTTGCTATCTTCGATATCCCTGAAAAAATTCATGACAAATATACTTATAAACATGAAGATTTACCGACTCAATTCTCCTTTGAGGATGCTGTGCCCTGCGAAAACAGGCTTGAAAGCGAAAAGCTCAATATTGTCGCAGCGGGGCGGGTACTTATTCCGCTAAAAACTCAGCGTGGCCTTGTCTTTATTGATGCCAAGTATCTAAGCCCTCTTTCTGACACTGCTGACACCTTGGAATTATACGAGCGGCTTACAACCAATGGAAAGATATACATAGTTGCAAAGACCGGTTTTATGATAATGGCTGTTATCATGCCTTATGAAATCATAAACAAGGATTTTGTTGTTCAAATGGAAGAATTAACAAAACAATGTCGTTTTGCATTTTCAACAAGGAAAGCCGCAGGAGACATCGAAGAGTATCCTCAAATCGGCTTCACAGAAGAGCAACCTGAAGAGGATGATGATACCACATGAGATATGAAATAAAAAGCCACAAAAAAATAGTGGCTCGACTGTACATCGAGCCACTAAGCACCATACAACATATTGTAGTGAACACCTTGAAAACAGTATAACATAACCCCAATATGTTGTCAATTAAAAGGGCTAAGGAAGGCTCTTTAAATCCTCGATAATATCATTATTTTAAGGACGTGGGGGTAAATGGCAATATGAATTACCGTAAATATATTTATTCGGGTCCGGTTTGTGAGATAGAAGAAATAGTCTCCTTCCGCCAACCGGGCGAAACATATACAAGGAGAAAAGGCAATCAAGGTTTAACACCAGAACAGCAGCAGGAATTTAACGAACAAAATGCTCGGAAAAAACTCAGCAGGCTAATTAATGGCAATTTTGCAGAGGAGGACTTATTTATAACCCTGACATATGCCTGCCGCCCGAAAAAAGGAGAACCTGAGAAGGAACTTAAAAACTATTTCAGGCGATTACGCGATTACCGTCGGAAAAATGCTCTCCCAGAAATAAAATGGATTGCAGTGACGGAAACAGGGGAAAAGGGGCGCGAACACCATCACCTCATTATGAGCGGCATGAGCAGGGATGCTGCAACAAAGCTTTGGAAACTTGGGAGAGTTCTCAGCAGCAATCTTGACGGAGGCGATTACACCGGACTTGCACACTATATCACTAAGGAGAAACCTGAGGAGCATAAGCGGCGCTGGTCATCAAGCCGAAACTTAAAAAAGCCAATCGTGAAATACAAGAAGATCAAGCGCATCGATCCCAAAAGAATAATACCAACACCCAAAGGATACAGGATGCTTGACTATCAGGTTTACAGCTCAGAGAGAACCGGCACGTCAAAATATCTGAAATGCATAAGAGAAGGCGCGGTTGACCTTGCGGAAGGAGGCGGTCGGCTGCCGGATGAAGACGATAACGACACAGGATAAAGGAGGACACGCCCATGGGTGACATGACCTCAGCTGATTTCAGGGCAATGATCGCAGATTGCACGCATCCCAGACGTCAGTTGCAAGGAGCGGTAAATCGAAACAGTGGGAGAACCTTTGAAAATCTTATTATCGGAGCCTGCGAGGTTTATAAAAATGAAGGGCGTGCCTACATAGAGAAAACACCGGAGCCCATGCGACCGATAAAGGATCTCGGTGAGGGCAGGTTCATCGCAAACTTTGAGAAAAAGGCCCAGCCGGATTTCAAGGGCACACTGAGCGGCGGCCATGCGGTCTGCTTTGAGGCAAAACACACTGACACCGAAAAAATGGCACAAAACCGTGTGACGCCGGAGCAGACCGACGCCCTCAACCTGCATTTTCGGCTCGGAGCCAAGTGCTTTGTCATGGTTTCCTTCGGATTTTGTGATTTCTTCCGGGTACCATGGAAAGTTTGGACTTCGATGAAAGAGCAGTTCGGCCGCAAATATGTGACCGCCAAAGACCTTGACACTTGCAGGCTCGATTTTGAGAGCGGCATGCTTAAGTTTTTAGATTGAGGTGAGCAAATGCACATAGATGAGATAAAGGTCCTGACCGACTGGCAGCCGTGGGCCACGCTGCTGATCATCGGCGCAAAAGGAATAGAAACGCGCGGATGGGCAACAAACTTCCGCGGCCTGATTGCTATTCATTCGGCGAAAAAGCTTGATGACGACGCTATGACCCTTATGCAGACGCCAGCTTTTCAACGGGCACTGGCAACGCGGCCCCTGACCCTCGGTACGGTGCTCGGCACCATCGAAGTTACAAACTGCGTAAAGATTCTCAAACTCAGGGAAGTCTCAAACCCCATCAATGGAGCAAAGCACATGTCGGCGCTCCTCGCAAATGGGAGGGAGGTTACCGGTGATGAGCTGGCCTTCGGGGATTATAGCCCGGGGCGGTTCGCCTGGATCACAACGCATCCACAGCCATTTACCCAACCGGTGCCCGCCCGCGGCGCGCAGGGTCTTTGGACGTGGAGACCGGAAGGGAATTTTGAATATGCAAGCAGCAGCATTCACCGCGCAGTGCCCGGTTGAAATTGGGGACAAAATTAGATACAGTTCTTTTCTATGGCAGGAAATATAGAGCTAGGTCAAATCTTTACGGTGCAATATCAGGCATATGCGAAAATGGTGAGCGGATCGGAAATACGCTCAAAGTCGCGAATTCATCCAAAACCATCTACATCATCTATTTTGATAACGTAACCCTGATAGAGGAGGTTTATATCGGTGACGAATAATTACATAGATTTTCTTAAATCAAAAATTGATATCGCGCCTGAAACAGGCTTTGAAATTGAGACCTCCGAAATCAATTCTGTATTAAAGCCACATCAGCGCGATGCCGTCAAATGGGCAATAAGTGGCGGGCGCCGCGCAATTTTTGAAGCTTTCGGGCTTGGGAAAACAGCACAGGAACTTGAAATCAGCCGCATTGTAATTAAGCATAAAGGCGGCAAAGCTCTTATAGTTCTGCCGCTCGGGGTGAAACAGGAATTCACCCGCGACGCTGTTGAACTCCTTCATATGTTGCCGCCTCAATACGTCCGTACAATGGCTGAGGTAAGAGCGTGCACAGATGACATTATGATGACCAACTATGAGCGGGTCAGGGATGGGGATATTGATCCTAAATATTTCATGGTTTGCCATCTTGACGAAGCTTCAGTGTTACGGAGTTACGGGTCAGACACCTATCAGACATTCTTGATAAAATTCAAAGGCGTGAAATATAAATTTGTTTCGACGGCCACACCTTCACCAAACCGATACAAAGAACTTATCCATTATGCAGGCTTCCTTGAGGTGATGGATACCGGACAGGCTCTCACGCGCTTCTTTCAGCGTGACAGCACCAAAGCGAACAACCTCACGCTTTATAAATCGCAGGAAAATAAGTTCTGGGCATGGTTGAGCAGCTGGGCGCTCTTTATTACGAAGCCAAGCGACCTCGGATATGACGACACCGGCTATGACCTGCCGCCACTTGAAGTCAGGTACCACAAAATAACGATGAGCGGCGCACCGGTGGAAGACCGCGACGGCCAGATGAAGATCATGCGCGAAGCCTCGGTATCACTTTCGGATGCTTCCCACGAGAAAAACGAGAGCCTCGCTGCCCGCGTCAAAAAAACAGTTGAAATTGTCAATTCGGACCCTGACGCGCATTTTATTCTCTGGCATGATCTTGAAGCCGAGCGGCATGCAATCAAGAAGGCACTGCCGGACGCTGTTGAAATATTTGGCTCAGAAGATATCAATATCAAAGAGCAAAGAACCATTGACTTTTCAGAAGGCAAAACACGGCTGCTTGCCACCAAAAAGAAAATATCAGGGAGCGGCTGCAATTTTCAGCGCCATTGCCATAGGGCTATATTTGTCGGGATAGATTATAAGTTCAATGATTTCATTCAGGCCATCCATAGGATATACCGCTTTCTGCAAACCGATCAGGTTATCATCGACATTATCTACACCGAAGGAGAGGCCGAGATCCTTAAGGCACTACTCGAAAAGTGGGAACAGCATAATTACCTTGCAAAGAAAATGACGGAGATTATAAAAAAATATGGACTGGCAGGCGTAAATGTGATGGATAAAATGGCCCGCAGTATAGGGGTGAAACGAGTGGTAATCAAAGGAGAGCATTTCACGGCCATAAATAACGATTGCATCTTAGAATGCGAGCAGTTACCCGAAAACACCTTTGGTTTAATACATACATCGATCCCATTCGGCAACCATTATGAATATTCGGCCAGCTATAACGATTTCGGGCATAACGCAAACACTGGCCGATTTTTCGAACAGATGGATTATCTAACCCCGAACCTGTACCACAGCCTTATGCCCGGGCGCGTCGCCGCCATCCACGTAAAAGATCGTGTCTTGTTTGGTAACGCCACAGGTACCGGAATGCCGACCATAGAGCCTTTTCATGTCTATGTTATTGAGCATTTTATTAAGCACGGGTTTCAGTACTTTGGCATGATTACGGTTGTAACGGACGTCGTAAGGGAAAATAATCAAACTTATCGCCTCGGATGGTCTGAGCAATGCAAAGATGGTTCAAAGATGGGCATCGGGTGCCCTGAATACATTCTCCTTTTCCGAAAACTGCCCACAGATACAAGCAAGGCATATGCAGATCACCCTGTCATGAAAACCAAGGATGAATATACCCGCGCACAATGGCAAATTGATGCACACGGATACTGGAGGTCATCTGGAGATCGACTGCTGACAAAGAATGAGATCATGGCTATGTCTACCGGTAAACTTCAGGCGGCATACCGTAAATACTCACGTGATACGGTCTACAATTATGCCGAACATGTACAGATGGCAAAAGAACTTGATATAGATGGGAGATTACCGGCCACCTTCATGGTCGTGGCGCCGGGCAGTTGGACGGATGAAATATGGGACGATATCAACCGTATGCGCACCCTAAACACTACTCAAAGTCAGCGCCGCCAGCAGCTGCACGTTTGCCCTTTGCAAATCGACATCGTTGACAGAATTATCAATAGGTACAGCAATCCGGGCGATGTCGTTTTTGACCCCTTTGCAGGACTTTTCACAGTACCAAAGCGAGCGGTTGACCTCGGCAGATACGGATATGGCATCGAACTCAATGCTGATTATTTTCGTGATGGCGTTGGCTATTGCAAATCAGCTGAGGCCGCAATCGACCAGCCCACCTTATTTGATTTCATGGAGCCAGTTGCAAAAGAGGCAATATAATGCAGCTGAAACAAAATGACCGAGGATTATATCTGTTTTTCCCGACCGGTGCCGCCGACCTGCAGGCCTCAGCTTATGAGATGGCAACGCTCACGGAATTGACCGCCTATGCCGGCACGATGGATATCTATAAAGTCATATGGATGGCCAACAATGACCTGCAAAATAAACTGAGAGCGGCACGAAAAGCGGATTAAAAGTAATTACTTTTATTATTACTATTATTTTGATTTTGCAGTCAACTGCAACGAAAGGATGAAAATATCATGAGTGTAGAAAAAGCAATTGAAACTATCGAGGCTCAGCAGAAGGAACTGAATAAATATAGCCCCGCTTTTTGCGTTGGTGAGCAGCTGAAAGAAATTATAAGCAAATCTCCCGCAGCGGCGGAGCTGGTTTTGCAAGACCTCACGCAGGTCGGCATGGGTCTGAAGGACTGTGAGAAAAAGATCAGCGCATTTGCAAGCGGACACAGATCAGGGGGCTGCGGTTGCTGCCCGCCTGATGAGGCAGAAAAGATTATATGCCAGTTTTACGGGATAAGCACTCAGCAGACAGCACCGGCAATTCAAGGAACTAAGGTGCTGAATCTTAGCGAATTTCTATAGGGGACGCTTATGATGGAAATTGATTTTGCAGACAAAATTCCAGAGCCGCCCGCAGACTTGGTTGAGTGGCTAAAATCAAAGGGCTGCTTTGCAAAAAACTGGCTTATTTATCAATGCGGGTGGAGCACCGAAATATTGAGCGGCACAAAAGAAAAATGCCTTGATGTGGTTTGCACTGCCTGCGGTAAGCATTTTAAAGCAGACCGTGAAGAGGATATTGATTTTAACGCGGGATGCGGGTGCGGATACCCAAGCGATTGTCATAGTAAATATCACGGGCGCGCCGGTGAAAGTATCATTGAGGATTGCAAAGATACAAAATGCCCGCTTTGCGGCGCGAAAGTAAACTGCATGCATGTCGCCCGCGTAGGGCACGAAGATATGGGTACTCAATGGCCTATGGTATTGTCACGGGTTGGTGAAAACTTGATAGCTGCGGGATATAGGGTAAGGCGCACGGTAGACAAACAGGGCATATCCACCTACTCAGTAGAAAAATATGAAGCCTATATTTTTACCTTAAAAAAGGCACTACGGTTTTGCGCATGGCATTCAAGTTTGTTCGGCGAAAAATGCCTCATAGGAGTATGGGAGAGCAGAAAGCGGTGTAGAGACGTATTCGGCGGTGCAAGTTTTATCTATTTTACGGGGAAAGACGTTTTTTGTGGGACTGCTTTTGCTAATTGCAAATTTAACCTGTACATAAAGAGCAACACAAAAGAAATTTATCCAATCAGTTATCTGATCTTTTACAGAAAGCACCCGCAAATTGAGAACCTGCTTGTTCAGGGTTTTAAAACGCTTGTAATAGAAGCAACGAGTAATTATCTAAATGCTTACGCAGACCAAGTTGATATCAATGCAGTGAACTGGAAAGAAGTATCCCCACGTAAAATGCTCGGTCTTTCAAAACCTGATTTTGAGTTTTTAAAAAGAAAGCAGGTAAATAGTAAAGATATCGTAAATTTCAGAAAATTGAGACAGGCAAATCTTTCAATGGAGCAAGAAGAAATCATGGCTATCATGAAAGAATTTAGTTATTACGTTGATGAAATTGTGAGGTATGGAAAAAGCATCGGGAAACTGATGAGGTATTTTAAAAAACAAACAAACAAAGAAAGTATGGTAAAAAGAAATCTGTCCATTAAAAACACTTTTATAACATGGAAAGATTACATTAATATGGCTGAAAATCTTGGGTATAACACGGATGAAGAAATAATAAAGTTTCCACCCAATTTGTTTGATGCACATGACCGTGCCGTAACGGCTCATAATTTCATAAAACAAGAAGTGCTGATTAAAAGATTTAAAGATATGTATGAAAAACTCATACCATATTGCTTTGAAAAAGATGGTCTTATAATTCGGCCGGCTGCATCGGAAGAAGAATTGATAAACGAGGGGAAAATTCTTTGCCATTGTGTTGGTGGATATGGAAAAAGTCATTGTGATGGCAAGCCAATACTTTTTATACGCAAGGTTTCAGACCCCGATATGCCATATTACACTCTTCAGCTTGATCTTTGCCAAAAGGTTATCATCCAAAACCATGGGCATGGGAATATTGCGCCGCCCAAAGAAGTTAAGCAATTTACAGATTATTGGATTGATAACATCGTAAGAGCGGTGCCTAAAGCGGTCAAAACCAAGAAGAAAAAAGCTATAGCAGCTTGAGGTAAATAGATGGACGTACCTGAATATGCCATTGAAGCCGAGATGCAACGATACGAGCATACGCCGCTTGAGCTTCTCGCAAAGCTCCATAATGATTGACCTTAAGGAGGAAGGAAAAATGGCCATATGCCCGTATTTCAAGGGGAATTCAAAGAGCGGCAAGCATTTTTATATCAGTTGCTGCGATAAAAATCAAAAAAGCTCCTTCAGTTTTGAAGATGAGAAAAATTTTAAAACGAAACTAAAAACATGTTCCGGAGGTGAGCTGCTTAATGAATGTCGCCCCTTCCTTTTCCGTCAGTGCGAGGAACTCGGACTAATTTTTCCAAAAGAGAAATCTTACAGCACCGATGAGCTTCGAAAAATCTATTCAAACAATAAGCAGGAGGTAAAAACAATGTCAGAAGAAATCATAAAAGAGGGCGAAATGAGCCCGCATTATCAGGAGGCCGTGGAGTTGACGCGGCAAATCAAGATGAACGGTGCGCTGGCGGCAGAAGCCTTTGTGGAAGTCTGCAAAGGCCTGAAGAAAATGCGCGATGAGCGGCTCTACATCGAACTTGGTTTTTTATCATTCGATGAATACATTGAGGGAGCAATCGGCATAAAAGCGCGGCAGGCCTATAATTACATATCAACTTATGAGCGGCTCGGCGCAACGTTTTTGCAGTCAAATGCAAATCTCGGCATTACCAAGCTTGGTCTGCTCGCCGCGGCGCCCGCCACCGAGCGCGACGCTTTACTTGAGGCGAATGATCTCGAAGACATGAGCACCAGAGAGGTTGCTGATCTTGTAAAAGAGCTCAATGATAAAGGTGAGCAGCTGACACTCATTACTTCAGAGCGTGACCGCCTCAAGGAAGAGATTGAAGAGTCTGCCGCCAGCCCCGATGATGCTGAGGTATTGGCGGAAAAGATTGCAGAACTGGAGCATCAAAAGCAGGAGACCGAAAAAGAGCTTGAAGAGCTTAAGGCAAAAGGCTCAGTTCCCGACAAAAAAACCATTGAGCGGCTCAAAAAAGAAGCCAAAGAAAAAGCCGAAGAGGGTCTGCCTGCAAAAATCAAGGCAGCAGAGGATAAAGCGGCTGAAACTGCACGCAAAAAGGCACTCGAAGAGGCAAACGGCCTAATTAAAACAACCGCCGAAGGTAAAAAGGCTGCCATTGAGCAGGCTGCCGCCGCCGATGCACGTGCCGCATCCCTTGAAAAGCAACTGGCCATCGCAGGTAATTCTGAAACTGCCGTTTTCGCCCACATCTTCGGCGAATTGCAGCTCACCTTTAGGTCTGCTTTTGAGAGAATTGAAAAAATAAGGGTGGCTGACGCAACAACCGCGCTAAAATACATCGGCGCCGTCGACAAACTACTCGACATAATGAAGGATACCGTCAAAACGGCAAGGCAGGCAATCAGGGAGGCCAATGAGGGTGCTGCTGATGCTGAGGATCTCACTGGAGAGCATGACGACACCGACGACGATGCTGATGAAGACGACGGAGACAAAACCGAGGAATAATAAATGCGGGCGCTCTTCATCGGGCGCCCAATAAGGAGATGATCAAGGTGCCACAGAAAAAGATATATTCGTCAAGCGTCGATTATGACAAAAAACTGAGGACTGTAATGGCGAAGCTCGGCGTCACGGAATTTAATTACGATTACGGCCGTTTTAGTACGTTTATCCAGTTTACGTATCAAGGGCAATCTTACCGGTTTGAGCACGATGCTGATAAAGCTAAAGCTAACGGGCAAAAAATCTATTATGGCAGTGATTGCTTTGCACAATTGGTGCTTACCCTTGAAGATCTGGCACGTATGACCCAGCGTGGTACATACAATTTTGCAAGTTTTATTTCGGGGATGAAATACCTGCCCGCTGCCTCATCCATACCAGAGTGCCTTTTAAAACTCGGATTTGACGCCATACCGAGCGGCACCGAGGAGGTCAAAACAAGATATCGCAATCTGGCAAAAGCGGCCCATCCGGACGCAGGGGGAGACGCTGGGCATTTTAATAGTCTTAATGACGCCTATGAGCAGGCAATTAAATATTTTGAGGAAGAAAAAACATAAAAAGGATGCTCATGAACGAGCGGCCTGCCAAGAAAGAAATATTTGAACAATATAAAAAAGTGAGGTGAGCGGCACAAATGTTTAAAATCAATGAAAAAGGTGAAATGGAAGCTTGCGACGAAACATTCGGCATGGCGGTACTCGAAATTAAGAAGAAACTCGCGTATTATCAGCAGGCCGAAACTGAAGGCCGACTGACAACTAAATTAATACCGGATGAGCGGCCAGAAATGCGAGTTATCTACATAGCACATCCGTTTAGCGGAGATGCAAAAAACGTTAAAAAAGTCGAAAAGATCATATTGGGACTAATTCAAGAATATCCAAACTGCACGTTTTACAGCCCTCTGCATAACACGGGATTTTTCTATCATGACATTTCGTATGAGGCGGGCATGGAGCATTGTCTTGAAATGCTGCGCCGCTGTGACGAGATATGGTTTTGCAAGGGCTGGCAGAAAAGCCGAGGCTGCAATATTGAGCACAACTGGGCAGTAGAACATGGCATGGCTCTAAAAGAAGTGGAGTGAGCGGCACATCCGGATGCAGGCGGCGACGTCGGGCATTTTAATTCGCTGAACGATGCATATCAGCAGGCAATTGAATATTTTGAAAGTGAGGTTAAGGCATAAAAAAGAAACGCACCCCATTATGCGCCTAATATATTAAATCACCCGGGCGAAGAGTGAATCTTATTGTGGTTCTTTATCAGTTATGTTAGTACTTTTTTGGCATAAATCCCTTAAGACGTGGGCAAACAGATTCGTGATTTCATTGGCAAAAATTCCGCTAGATTTATTAGAAACTTCTTCTAATGGTTTTATCAGCCCTAGCTTAACGGATTCGAGAACTATTTTTTCTGCGATGTCAATGCACAAGATGA